TTACCCTGTGATACCATCAGCAATCGCTTTTGCAATCTTTTTGTATCCAGTTTTCTTATATAGATCATAGTCATCTTTATCATCGACAAAACATACCTCGATTAGGATTGCTTTATTGATCGTATGATTAAGATAATACAGATTTCCTGTTGTTTTAATTCCTCTGTTTGTAAATCCTAGCTTTTTCATGTTTGCTAAGATTCTGTTACCAACAGTTTTCTTAATCCCTACACTCTGAGTGCACCAGATTTCTGTACCTGCAATTTTCTTGTCTCCCTTGTGATCGTTGCGACCCGAATTAAGATGAATCGAAACATCTAATGTTGCTTGTCTTTTGTTGCACTTAGTACAGATCTTTCTGAGAACGTCCGTCTGACTAGTTCCATTGCTAACTGTACAATTATATGCCTTATGTCCTTTTTTCTTTAATAGCCTTACAACCTCTTTGCAGATTTTTCTATCTTCTCTGCTCTCGTCCAATAAGTCACTTGCTCCACACGCAATCCGTCCGCTTGGATTATGCCCACCATGAATATTATATACTGCCATTATTCTTCCTCCTGATCTTTATTTACTACTTTGTCTGCTACTTCTAATCCTTTTGTTAATGCTTTGGGTACGTTATATCCTGCTTCCACAAAATTTTCCACGATAGATCGAATCTCATTGATCAGCAATGATGCCAATACAAACCATCCAAGTAATGTTGTAATCCCAAGATCTACACCAATTACTTTTCCAATCTCAATGAAAACTGCTGATGATCCGAATGCTACCATTATCATGATCCAGTATCCTAACTTTTTCATGACGCCTCTCCAGCCAATTCGTGAACTTACTTTTCCTTCCATCTTCGCACCCATCCAACCAGTAAACTGATCTGCTACGTTCAGTGCCAGATAAGCCACAAAAAGAATCCAGTGTTCGCCTAAAATATAACTCAGTACGGCCACGATCGATCCGGTCACTGCATTGTATGTGTCAATTACATTGTTTGTCATTTTCTTCATTTCCCTCACTTTCCTTTCTTTTGTTAGAAAATTATTATTTTACACATAAAAATAAGACCCACAGCGGTCTTGCTCTGATTTCCATATTCTCTTTCATTCTATTCTTCTACCTCTGCATCCTGAATCTCATAAAACTTATTTGTGAACTCTGCAATATCTTTTCTGATCTGCACTTTGTTCGCTTTATAAAGATTCCGATCCTGAATTGTCTGGTTTACATTATCATTACCTGCTCCGTCAGACGTGACGTTTGCAGACAAATAAACCACCTGTTTATCTACATCTCCGTCTTTTACTGTGATTGTTCCTGTAAGTGTTGTGCTTTTCTTTGTTTCTAACATAGTTATGCTCCTTTCATTTTTGCATAAATACAGGCATCAGCGATTAAGCCAATGCCTGAGTTAATTGTTTTATTGTTTTTTCTGCCTGCAGCAATCTTGTCTGCAGATCATTGATGATCGCTTCTTGCATGTCAATCCGACCCGCTTGATACATTAAATCTTTTCTGGTCTTTTGGATCATGAAGGTGTTTGCTCCAATCAATTCATCGTATGCTAATGTGTAAACTTCAGTCATGTTATTTTCGCCATATGTTTTTTCGGCATACTCTGGGTCTATATGGTGCGTTGCACATATTCCAAATTGTTCGTTGTGAGATTTCCCATAATCATTCAAAACACTATTTACATTCTGCGCTTTGAAACCTATATGATAGGAATTATCTGTGTCATCTTTGAATCTATACTTAATCGGTTCCAATTGCATGTATGAATTAATGAAATCATCGTCAAAATGTCGAAAATCTTTCTTGATTCTTTCGTCAGAGCTGTTACGGAACCCTTTTCTGGAGCTAACACCACTTGTCTCGATGTACATCATTCCAGAACCAGAATCTCCATTTACATAAAACGCATGATATCCAGCATAATAGTAAACGTTGTTTGTATTATTATAGTTTCCACAACTTATATATGCATCATTTCTATCTTTCCATGTATAATGTCCCCCTGGAGCATTATAAATCCATCCATCCGCAATAAAATCTGTTGCATATAAATTTCGATAACATTTAACACCATCACCTACTGATAGTATGCGGTAATCTCCTCCCCATTCAAATTCAAATCCAGTGGATGATAAAAAAGCGGAATTATTGTCTGATTGAATGTAAAGTGTACCATTTGTTATAGCTAACGCATCATTACTATTCCTATCATTACACTCTAAATTATTTACAAGTACACTACCACCATATAAAACAACAAAATTAGAATCTTTAGAATTTGTTCCACCTGCCCAAAACGCACAATCATCAGAGCCAATACCGCTACACGTAGAACCGCTTCCAGTTTTCAGATATGTATCAGTAATCTCATACTTACCAATCTTACCTTCCGTAGCAGTAATTTTTCCTGAGATGTCTGCATTACTAGATACAAATTTACCATCATACCCAACCCTAAATGGAGCCGAATTACTATCTTCAGCACCAGCCCAAAAAGCTTGATTTCCACCAATACCAGTAGCAGTAGAACCAGAACCAGTAATTAGCCATTGATCAGTAATCTCATACTTACCAATACTACCTTTCGTAGCAGTAATCTGTCCACTCAAGTTCGCATTCTTGGCAATCAAATTACCATTTGAATCCCAACTCAAATTAGGACTTGTAAAGCTACCATCACCCAGATTTAAGAATGATCCCTGCGTACCACCAGAATAGATGTAGTTGCGAGATTTAATGGCATCTGTTGCAATTTTGTCTGCTGTAATGGAATCAGCTGCGATTCTATCAGCACTGATATATCCAGTTGTAATAATTCCACCATCAATAGTGGTTTGATCTGCAATCATTTGTTCAGTTGTGGTTGTTCCGCTAGGCAAGTCTGCATTTTCTCCAGACCATGTTACAGATACATTGTCTGTAGTGTGATATGGGTTGATGTATTTAACGACATTCCCACCGTCCCACGAGTCAGTTTTATATAAATATAACTCCCATGTACTATTTGCAGTTTTAATAATTCGCCAACATTTTGAAGGTCGCCCTGTTTGCCTAAAACTAGCTAATCCTGGATCTGGATTACCAGCATTCTTGAATTGTATTCTACACTCTGTATATCCATGATCTCTGTGGTTTACTCCTATAATAATGTCTTGGTTTATATAATTACCACTAATTTTAATCGTTGCTATTTTCCAACAGGCTTGATTGTTTCCGCCACTGCTAAGACTTAAATACGAAACATTCGTTTTATTATTTATAGTATTCTGTAAATCTGTATTTAAACCACTAAACTTAACCAACCCATTGAAGTTAATCCTATCAGCAACAAGATCAGCAACACGATCAGTCAAAGTAAAATTACTAGAACTATCTCCACCCTTAACAATCCACTCAAATTTATCAGCAGTTTGACTAGCTATTGTTTCTGCAGCTGTAATCTGCTGATTTACATCTTCAGGAGCAGGTGTATAATCGGTTGCTTTTGTTCCACGCTCAAGTTTTGGACAAGCAAAGTAAACATATTTTCCAACAGAGGTTGCTTTCATTGATTCAAAAGCGGTTCTAACACCTTGTTTATAAGTGTCAGTTGCTATTTTATCAAGAATATCTTGTGTAATTTTAAAAGTAAATGAAAGTCTTTCCCATTTTCCAATAGTAAAATATTTTTCATCCCAATAATAAACAGTAGATATTCCTCCACCGCAATTTTTATTATCAGCGTAGTAGTTGTTCACAAACAAGATTCCGATAGGTTCATCCATTTTAACATCAATAGAATAAGTTAAAATATCGCCATTAACTAAATTATACCGTTCAATAATTTTTTTAAGATTAAATTGATAGCCATTCCATTCAGAGTTTACTCTTGATACTAGACAATTGTTTCTTGTTTCGGTTGTAGCTGTACATCCATGTGCATTCCACTCTCCACTGTCATGTATTGCCGTGGCAGTTCCTGAGTTCCAAAGTAAATTCCTACCACCAATTTCTAAATTAGCAAGATTCGTTTCTGTACTAGAAACCCTTGTAGTTAAACCTGTCAGACTTGTTTCGACTTTTGTGACTCTTTCCTGTGTTCCTACTAAATTTGATTTGACTTCGGATACAGTCTGTGTTGTTCCTGCCAAATTAGACTCAATCGTATTAGCTTTCGTTGTGACAGCTGCGATCGAATCATTTTGACTATTCAGAATTGTTGTATGTTCGCCGATTGTGGTTTTCATACTATCTACAGTATTTACAGTTGCGTTATATCTGCTTAGTAAAGCATTATAGTTTCCTTTGATTGTTGTATCTTCGCTGATCAGAGAAGATATCTGTCCCTGCATCGTACTGATACTGGTCGTGTGGGATGTTGTGATCTCTGTGATGTTATCAATCTGAGATTGTGTGTCTTCTGGTGCAGGAGTCCAATCGGTTGCTTTATTACCAAATTCTATTTTTAAGTCCCTGATATATAACACGTCGCCAACATTCCATTGTGATTCACGAGCATACCATACCATTGCATAATAATTTCGATATGGTACATAAGTTTTTGTGATCTTTTTCCAGTCTGTTGATACTGTTTCATTAAATGTACCACCATTTTCTATCCCAATGCTTAATTTTCTTTCAGTATTACATTTCCAGTAAAAACTTATAGTTATCGTTTTCCCAATACTGTCAAAAGTGTCATTTTGCAATGGATATCCGTATGCACCTCCAGTACCCGATACAGTACATGTCATTTCTGTATGATGCCCAGACAGTGCTGACGAATCCTCTACGATAATACTAGAAAAACGAGCATTTCCTGCAAAATTTGAATCATATCTAAAATTTATAGAATCTAATACTAAATTTCTGCCCCCAACCTCTATATTATCCACAGCACTATCAGCATAGCTCTTAGCACTGCTCAACGCGCTGTTTGCCTGTTCTAAGGCATACTTTTGTGCATCGGATAACTTACCATCCGCATACAGCTTAGCACTGCTCAGATTATCTGCTACTGTTGTTTCCATTTCATTAAACACGACGTCTAACGTTTGGTTCTTATCGTTCATAACGATTGTAGAAGATTTCAACTTCGTCGTAGAACCATTCACTTCCTCGATCACACTGTTAATATCCAGTTTCGAACCAGAAATATTTGCATCATCCGCTACAATACCATCTCGAATAATCTTTCTCTGAATCGTTTTCTCTGTAGCTCCAAGTGCATCCCAGATCAGATTCCCATTCTTATCCCAGACAGACATGCTGTAATCGTTTGAAGCATCTTTTCCGATCTGGACCCTGACACGGTTTGCATCAGAAATCTGAATGGTATTATCACTCCATTTTGACTTACCATCAGAACTATGTACCGTCAGATTTGTTGTATTAATGTCCATACCTGTGATCTTATCAAACGACAGATTCTCAATCATTGCATTTTTGATCATGCCGTTTTCAATCGTTGTATTCTTTGATGTCAATGTTAAGTTCTGAATGTTGTCAGATGTAAGATTTCCATTTACTAACGTGTTGAGATTAGCATAGCTACTTTCCAATACTCCAACTCTGCCGACTGCTGCATTAAGGTCCGTGATCGTAGCTTTTGTTGCAACTAGTTTATCGATCTCTGCATCTTTTGTTTTTAGCTTTGTAATCTCAGCATTGGTAGTATTTAAATTCGTAATCGTTGCATAGGTAAGTTTTGCATCTGTAGCTTTTAGGTAATCAGCCTCAATATTCGCAATTCTAGCATTCGTTGCATTTAGATTTGTCGCAGTTGCTTCTTTAAATGTTGCATGGTCAGATTCTAAAGTATTGATTTTTGCATTTGACGCCTGTAAGTCATCTGTGAATGTCTGTTTAAAATTTGCCACATCAGTTTTTAAAGTTTCAAACTCGCCTGTTTTAAATTTCAAAACATCTCCAGACAGATTCTTGATCGTTGCATTTGTCGCTGTCAGATTATCCACCATGAGTTTTTTTACAAACGCTAATTCGTATTCAACTCGTTCTGCCATTTCGGTTATAGGACCTTTTGTGTCAGAATCATCTTCCTCGGCGGTATTCCCATAACTTGCAATTGTCTGCATCAATCCACCGTCATAACTTGTTATCAATGATATGATCGGTATTGTGAATTTCGTGCCATCATTTTTTACAGCAGTAACAATATCTCCGATATCAAGTCTCGTATCTCCGATAAACCTTAATGCTGCAGGCGTGAATACTAAGCCTTGGACAGTATTATAAACACCGTCTAACATACTCTGTGTCATAACCGGATTTTGCATACTTATGCCGGTAGCTCCTGATCCAGATGAAAGTGTCTGATCTGAGTTATCACATGTCAGTCTTTTGATACTGAAACTTTCTTCTGTTTCTTGCAGATCGTTATAAAATATATTGCTTGGAATCTCATATGAAATATCCTGATACCATCGAAACTCGATCATTCCAGTTCTTCCACATATAGCAAATTTGCCGAATAATCCTGCGATAAATCCGATGGTTTCTTTGTATGTATATCCATCAAAAGGATTTACATATGTTGTGATCACTTCGCTTTCCTCGGTTTCTTCGTTGTAATCACCTTCCTCAATGATCGCTCTTTGATTGATCTGGATTCCTCGCTGTAATGTAGATGTATCAATCGCCACGCCTGTCATCGTGCTGATTTCAGCCAATATATCTACTGCATCCGTTGGATAACTTAATTTAGAATAATATGCCCCATTGCATCTGCTTGCTAATCTGTCATATGCGGTAAACGTAACCTTGTTGCTTTCAATCTTGGGATTCTGGATCGTATATAACCCCATCGGAATATATTCCATCTCTCCATCGACTTCCACGCCGATCTCCAAGCTGACTTCTTTTCCAGACAATGCAATTCCTTTATTCTCGATCGTTGCCTGAACATAACTCGCCACCGCACTCCCGATTGTTATTTCTTCCGCACCAGACGTTATTGTAAAATTCTTTACAGATTCTACTAATACTTTTTCGTTCTCCAGAAGCCTTGTATTAAATTTTCTGTTTGACCCTGCTATTGCATCGCCAAATTTTTTACTTGCCTGATACATATAGCATCACCTCCGGCTAGTCTTCGATCATAAACATCAGGTCTTCAATATCTGCAACAGATGGGATGTCATAGCGATCTGCATTTTCACATCGTTCAAGTTCTGCAAATGAAACTTTCATGATATCAATATCAGTATCCACTTCCTGCAGTTCTTTGATTTCTTCATTTACAATCTCTTTGCTTTCATCTGTCATTTCATACTGGTTTTCTTTCACGATCGGCTTATCGTCCTTATCTTTTTCTGCGTATCGTTCACAGATCTTAAGGCGGTTTTCATCATATTCTTCAATCGCTTTTCGGAATGCTTTCATATTTTTAGAAATTGCATATCCTAATTTTGCTGTGTAAACTTTGCTTGACTGTTTTACTAATCCTTCGTGGATTCTCATAATCTCTTTTAACTTCATTTCCATCTCTCCTATTTCTGCACGATCTGAACGCTCGCACTTTTGTAATAATAAATACCATCCCCGATATACCCCAGATGTTCTTTTGTAAGAGTTCCTCGGTATACAGTGATGGTATGTGTTGTTCCCATGTCTCTAAATGTGATCGGAAAGAATCCTTTCACAAGATTATTTTTTATCTTCTTAACTTCGGACTCTGTGAGGACTCCCCACTTGATATCCAATGTCTTTTTCTCTGCAATTGCTTCTCCAATCATATCTCCTGATGATGATCGTTCGGTATTGGCACTCCAGATGATTTCATCCGAAGTGCTTAGTTCAACCGGCTCTGGCAATGCAGTGTTTCCACATGTCAGTGTTGCCATTTTCCCTCCTAAATCAAGATCGGTCGTTTGCCGGCTCTGATATCTGCGTTGTTGTTGTCATTTACGGTTTTGGTTATTTTCTTGCCATCCAGGTAAACATCTGTATCAATTGATTTGACCGCATTGATCAGTTCCATGAGCAGGCGGATGATTTGATCATCTTTACTGCTGCCACCAGATAATTCTGCTGCTTTTTTCGCCATGGCGATCATCTTATCTTCTGGAGCTACGACTTCGCCTTGATGGCGGTTATCTCCGATCATGGCAAGCTGTGGAGTGTTTTTCTTTACATAGCCACCGCTTGCTAAATGTGGAATTGGGTTTTTACCAAAAATTTTCGCTTTGCTCAATGCTCCGTTTAACTTGTCAATAACATGCTTATTTACCCAGCTTTTAACTGAATCCACTGCTGTCTTTACTCTTGCCGTCAATGTTACAGTTTTTGATTTTAAAGAGTTCCAACCTTTTCTTATCTTTGATATTGCACTTGTTGCTTTATTCTTTGCGTATGCTTTTAATGTTGCTGTTTTATCTTTAACTGTCTTAAAAGCATTTTTTATTGACGTTAGACCTTTTCCTGCCTTATTTTCAGCCTGTCCAATAAGGGTTGCTGTTTTATCTTTTACAGAATCCCAAGCTCCCTTAAGTTTTGCAATTACACCAGAGGCTTTTTCTTTCGCTTCCGCAATTAATTCGGCACCCCTGTCTTTGATGGATTCCCATCCAGATTTTAATTTATCAATTGCTCCTTCTGCCTTTTCCTTGGCGGTCGCAATTAATTCAGCACCTTTGTCCTTAATATTCTCCCAAGCATTATGCAATTTTTCTAATGTACCTTGAGCTTTTTCTTTTGCTTCAGCAACTAAAGTTGTTGCACGATCTTTGATTGAATCCCATCCTTCTTTCAGATTTGCGATCGCACCCTCTGCCTTTTCTTTCGCTTCTGCTACCAAGGATGCAGCTTTATCTTTAACAGATTCCCAACTTTCTTTTAAAGATGCAAGTGCGCCTTTAACCTTTTCTTTTACCTCAGCTTCCAGTTTGGCTTTTTTATTCTTAATACCTTCCCAAAGCTTCTTGAACGCTTTGATCGGATGAACATTTTTCTTTACCCATTTCAATAAATTTTTGAAACTTGTTACAATGCCTGATAAAAATTTGGCGAACTTGGATTTTTTAATCTTATCCCAATTCTTCCACAATAATAATCCAGCTGCGATCAATCCACCAATCACCGCTACGGCAATTCCTACAGGGCCTGTTATCAACGAGAAAATCAGCGGAAGATTTTTAAATACGCTGATGATTGCTTTTAATGGTCCACCTAAGAATGTAACCACTTTTCTAAATGTGTCAAATGCCGTTGCGACTTTGGCCATGATCGGAATTACAGCTGTCACAAAAGAAACTAACTTAAATGCACCAAAGAAACTCGCTATCACAATTGCTATGTTTTGCACCGTGCTCTGGTGTTTATTGATCCAGTTTGCTAATCCGTTCAATCCCTTAACCAGAAGATCTAAAAATCCAATGATCGCATCTCCAACAAAATTAGCAAGTGGTTTAAACAAATGATCCCATGCCCACTGCCATAGCGGCTGCAATGCTTTGCATACTGCTGTCAGTACATTTAATGCTGCAGCTAATAATTCAATCAGTTTTGGAGCAAGTTTCTGCATTGTCCATTTTCCAAGCGGTACTAACATGTTCTTCCAGATCCATTTGAAAGCTCCTATTGCAACCTTGCTAAACGCACTAAAAGCTACTCTTAACTTATCAATTGCTTTTCTAAGATTATCATAGCCTTTTCCGAGTTTTGTGGCTTTTTCATCTTCTCCCTTGGGAAGAGAGCCCATATCTACATTACCACCAGATGCTCCACCTGCTGCGGATCCTGTACCAGAAGATGGTGTAGAACTCTTTGATCCAGATGATCCTTTTGTTTCAGTCAATTTATTGATCTGATCAAATCCCATCAATCCAGATATCTTCTTTGCCGTCTTTTTGGCTGTGTCTCCAACTTTCTTTGTCGACTTATTCAGCTTATTTGCGGAACTTGTCGCATTGTTTAAGCTGTTAGATACCTTTCCTGCACTTGTCGCCGTCTTATCAAGACTTGCTGACGCTCCACTGGTCTTCTTGCCCATGATCATTGCTGTAAACGACTTGAATGCATTTGCAAGAGTCATTAATTTTCCAAGCACCAAGTTAATTACTTTTACGATTGGCAAGAATAAATTAATCAATCCTTGTCCAATTGAAGCTTTCAGGGAATCAAATTGTAATGACAAAATCCTGATCTGGTTCGCCCACTGATCAGAGGTCCTTGAAAAGTCCCCTGTCGCATTCTGCAACTGTTGCTGTACAAATGCATATCTTAAGGCTACTTTCTCCTGTTCCGTCATGGCACTGGTCGTTTTACCGAATCCATTTGCCAGTGCGTACTGATCAAGGGCTGTCTGTGTCATTACGATTCCTAAATCTTTTAACGTCTCCGTTTCTCCGGAGAACACGGATTTCAGTTTTGTAAATGCTTCATCCTGTGAAATGTTATAAAATGATGCCACATCTCCGGCAAGTCCAGTAAGAGCTGTGCTCATCTTGTACGATTCTTTTTCAGAAAATCCAAAAGCATTTGCCATCGCTCCGAATGTTCCGGTAAACTTCTTTGCCATCGTTTCAGAGAGTCCGAACGTACTTGCTGCATTTTGTGCAAATTCATTTACCTTTTTGCTCATTGTTGGAAATACTACATCTACGACGTTCTGCACTTCTGTTAGATCTGATCCTAACTCAATACAGTCTTTCGCAAAACTTGTTAATCCTTTTACAGCAAAAGCACCGGCAAGCATCTTTCCTGTTTTCTTTGCTAAGTTCTGTATTCCACTTAACTGCTTATTAAATTGTTGCTGATTGATCACCAGATCCAGCCCGATCTGACCTGCACTATCTGCTGCCATACTTATCACCCACCTTGTCTTACACAAAGTAGGCTGGCTTAGCTACTACAACGGTGCTTACCTATGCTCTTCCCTTTGCGGATCCATACTATATTTACCTGTTTGCATCGGGGACATTTAATTTCCCCTTTTACATATTCTGCGACCATCAATGTCTGTCCGCATTCTTTACATTTTATCTTTTCAATTTGTTATACCTCCTGCCATATCAATAAATGCCTGTTTCATCGTTTCTAAGAAATCATTTGTTTCTTTTTCCGTTTTTGTCTTAGCGGCTTTTCTTCTCCACTTGTTCCTGATTTCTTTTTGTTCCGGAGTGAACTCTTTGATCACTTCATTATCATCTTCTAATCGGACGGATACGATCCGTCCTAAGGATGTATCTGGTCCTATTCCACAAAGCAGCGCTTTGAACTCGTGCCATTGCATTTCCTTAAATTCTTTGGAATAGATTCTGATTCCATACTGCTCCGCAAATGATGATACGATAAGATCCCAATCTTCAAACAGATCATATCCAGGATCAACTACTCCCCCGATTCTTCTTCACCATCAGTTCCAGAAATTAATGAAATTGCTTCCTGAACAACTACGGTATAATCATCAAATTTCAGATGAAGCTTTGCTAAGTCTTTCTGTGCTTTATCTGTAAAGATCAACTTGCAAAGTTTTGAGATCGTCCCTGGAGTCACATCGTCTTCTGCATCTCCTAACTCTCCCATGACTTCGATCATAGTTGTCGCATCTGCATTCACTTCATATTTCTTTCCGTTGATCACTAATGCCGGATTCTCTTCGAATTTCAGCTTATCTGTAATATCTACTACTTTTCCCATTCTATCTTCCTTTCAAAAAAGGAGAGGTTTCCCCCTCCTAAACTCCTGGTGTTACTGTTGGTTTACCATTGCTCTGTACTTCAAATTCCAGAGGTGCAACTGCTGTAGAATCTCCTGCTCCTACATTTGTCACATTGATAACTGCGCTTGCAAACTTGACAACTGTTTTGTCCGGAAACGTCCATTGAAAATCTTTCTCTACATTCCTTCCATTTTTCCATGCCAATCCTGCAACCGCATCGTTTCCGGCATCTCCTACGTTTCGTTTCGCTGTAACTGAGATCGTAACGGATTTTGCAGTCATTAATCTGCGTGTCCATCCTTCTGTATCAAATGGAGTCCATTCCTCAACACCGTTATCAAAGGACACTTCAAATGTTTCACAGTCTGCGATATCTTTCATAGCTGCTTCTGATCCAGATGCTGCTGTGTCGATCTGAAACTGATTTTCGTAGCAAGGATATACTCCGCTTTTAGCTGTTTCGCTCATCGTCTACCTTCCTTTCGTAATAAATGTCAAACCAAATGACACGTTCATAGATTCCTTTGTCATCCGTTCCAACATCTACTGGTTCAGGAACCTGCATGGATAAGAAATCTACTTTTGTATCTTTGATCATGAATTGTTTCTGTGTTTCTAATATTTCAAACAGTTCGGCTGCTGCCTGTTCTGTTTCTTTTGAATTGTTGTTCCAGTGAACTAAGACAGATATACTTTTCGTATCATATTTCTTATATCCACCTACTGCATACCGTTTTGGAGCATAGGAACTTCGTTGATACACTCCAATGGATCTGTCTTTTTTGTTGTCTAACTTTCCTGTGTAATAGTGATCAGCTTCAAATACTGTTTTCAGCCAGTCTTTTACATCTGCTAACAAAATCATACGCCACTCTCCCTTCGGTACAATTTCTTAAATGCTTTTTGTGCAAAATCTTCATACAATCCGCCTGGAAGCCAAGGATTAAACCATTCACCACCTGCGAACGGATTTTCGTACGTCTGAAAATTATATTCCGGATGAAAATATAACCTTCTGGCATATGGCGTTGTAGATACAATCCTTGCGCGTCCTGCTTTGCTGTAGGTGTAATCCACAAACGTATTATCGTTTTGCAGATTTCCTGTATCAAACGGCATAACCTGAGCTTGTACCACTTCGGTATGCAAAGCTTCTGCTGTCTTTTCCAGTGCTGTGACTTGTGCCTGTGAAAGCTCCCGAAGTCTCTGTGTGTTGATTTTTATAATTGAATTGCAACGGATCATCACATCAACTCCAATCTGGTATAATTGACCGTCCCATCGGGATTTCTTGCTTTCTCTCCACTTACGATCACTCTCTCAACTCCAAAGATTGTTGCGACACCGCAACTGATCACTGGTACATCTGGGGCGATATCTCCACAAAAAAGAGCAGATCCCGTAACCTGTACGATCTTCTGCTCATTTGTCATAACTCTTTTCGCTTTATCTTGATAGTTGCATTTGAAATCCGCATCGATCAGAGTGATCGGCTGCCCTTCCTCTCCAATCTCTTCGCTGTCAATCCGAATATGAATATCCATCTGACACATTGATTTTGGAATTAACTCTGGCCATTTCATCAGATCGCCCCCAATCTCCTGCAGCACAATCCTGTCTGTTCTAACATCGCGTAATTGTCAGCTTTCATAATCACACCATCCTGAACTGTTACATTCCATCCACCGGCATTGATCCCCATGGATACGCCATTGATCGAATAAGAACTTAAGACACTGTTGATCAGAGATTCATTTTCTGCTTCAAAATCTGTCTGTCTACAGACAACCAGACGAATCACATCTTTTTGAAACTCTGTCAGATTCTCAAATCCTCTTGCTACAATGCGGTTAAATGTAAGTGTGTCAATGTGTCGGCTTGCGATATACAGTCTCTTTTCAAGATCATCCGTTGTGATCACACTGCTGACTTTTTCATAATACTCCTGATCTGCATAAGAGGCGAGTGCCATATGCACCACCTCCTACACTTCGGTATATTCCGTAGTGTCTACGTCAACGTAAACAGAATCAACCTTGCCATCTTTTCCGTTCGGGAATACAAATACGTCAGATAAAGTTCTGTTCTGATACAGATAACCATCACCTTCTGTGTGTGTTCCTGGATCAAAGTAATAGATGGATGAGATCTTAGGAACTGTCTTACATGTCTGTCCGCATGCGATCAGCACATTGATCTTATGTGATCCTGTTACGGATTTACTTGCGTCTTTCTTCACTGGTGCAAATCCGCCTTCTTCAACTTCCCAGTTAAACTTATCATAGAAGCGTTCATCATCGATAACTTCCATAAGTGTTACGCCATCAATATCTGTGACTCGTGTTTCGATTCCCATACCGCCTTCTGCGATCTGAGTCATCTCAATCTTACGAGTAAATTCTGTAGACAGTTCTAACAGATCCATGATCGCAGATGATACATACATGATCAGTGATCCATTCGCTTTGTATCTGCGAAGTTTTCCTGCTGCAAGGAATCCTTTTAACTTGCTGAATACATTTGCTTTTGTATAATCGCTGGAAGCTGTTGAGCTGTGATATCCAGTCACTTTCTGCGCAGCCTGTGCTACTTTAGAGAAGAATAACGCATCTGTTTCTGGAACTACCTGAGTCTGTTCAAAGACTTTGGAAATATTCTGGATAGATGCTGTTGCGTTTGTCTCATCGACATCTGCTTTATCAACAAGGAATGATACATCTCTGTCGTGTTCCACTGTAAACGCAGTATCTGTCTGTGCATAAGTTCCTTTGTTCCATCCGCCATTTCGACTATGGTTTTTGAATCCAGATACAGACATCTGTGTGAAGTGGAATGTTTTCGCATCCAACCACGTTACATTTGATGTTACGAATGGAGAAGTTAATGTTCCCTGCATTAAGATCTCCAGGAGTTCTGGCTCCCATACCTGTGCATAATTTAATGCCATTCTTTCTTACCTCCTAATTAAATCGGTTCCATCGTTTTGTTGGTACCGCTTTCTGCTGTGGTGCATTGCCACCAGTCTCTCCGCCATGCTGCTGACCGACTCCGATCTGACGGAATCCTGTCTGCTGCTGTTCCTGTGGTTTTAACTGTGGCACATCTTCCAATACTTTGTTTAATGCTTCTTTTAATTTTTCGGAATCAATCTTTCCATCCTGTACGACCTGCGACACGTCTGCCAGTTTTAACACGTAAGGCATTGTTTTTAAGTCGATCCCAAGTTCTCCAGATAACTTATAAGCATCACGCTCGATCATAGCTTTCTGTGCCTCGTTCTGGATTGCTTCGATGTTCGGTTCGTTTGCAGCTTTCTGCTGCTTAAATGCCTGCATCGCCTGCTCAGCTTCTTCCTGGCTAAGTCCCTGCTGTTTAAAATAGGCTTTTAATGCAGTGTTTTCTTTTGCTGCTAATGTTCCATCTAACATCTGCTGAATCTTATTGTAGTCAATCTGTGGCTGTGGTGGATCAGTTGCCGGTGGGGTCTGATTTGCTCCTGGCTGTGGTGCAGGTTCTCCCTGTCCTCCCGTTGGTTCTGATCCTGGTTCCGCAAAAAACTGTAGGTTCATATTTAATTTCTTTTTCATTGTTGCTCCTTTCCATTTTGTGGGTGTCTCCCAGTTATCCATTGTCTTCGGTGTCACCGCCCACGCATCTTTTACCCTCTTATCGTGTTTGGAGCATAAAAATAAGACGTCTTAACGGAACGTCTGCTACCGAGATTTATGGATCACCTCTTACTTTCTTGGCTTTGTGTTTCTTTTTGGTTTTTCTTCTTTCTCAGTTGCTTCCTGAGTTTCTGGTTCTTCTACAGGTTCAATGATTTCTTCCGCTACACCTGCTGCGATCAGTACCTGACCTCTTTCATCTGTAACGTCAAACTCATCTCCAACGTGTTTTTCAAAACCAAGTTCTCTGTCGTGATAATTGTAAGTTACTCTTACTTTCATTGCTGGTCCTCCTTTCCTTAAAAATGGGTATAAAAATACCACCAACCATTTCTGATCAGTGGTATTATCTATATCTTTTACTTCTTATCTTCATATTCTCTCACAATCTTCTTCATATACTCTCTGTATTCCTCTATCCCGTTGAAGCATTCCCAATGATACGGAATCCATTCACCAGTTATTTCATAATATCTCCTTTTTAAATACTGAATTTCTTCATCTTCTTTTAATGCCTGAATCAATTTTTTCATTCAACCAGCTCCTTATATGCCTTGAATATTCCATCTAATATTTTTTCTTTTTCATCCAATTCAAGTACATCTATGCTGCTTAAATTCGCAAATATTTCCATCGCCTGTACTTTAGGATTCGATTTCCAATAACTCTTTTTATGCCCTACTGGAACTATAATCTCACCTTCACTCAATGCGCTGATAATATCTGAAATTGCAAAGCTGTACTCATACTTCCCATTTTCTTGAAACCATTCTTGAACTTCATCTCTTTTATCATATACTTTTTGTCTACATTTTTCAATTTCTTGAAGAAATCTTTCATCTTTCCAACTATTGTATTGTAGAAAATCCATTCTATGTGTTATTTCATGCGAAAATATATAATCCATATCGTACAATTCAATATTAGGTGCTTTAGAATTGTATTTTATAATATCTTCATTAGGCAAATATGCAAAAGGCACTTTAAGTTCTTGGTCTTCTACAAATTCTACTGTATCCACAAAAAATGACATATTAGCCTTGTGTCTTGAATTATCTATGTTATTTTTTATCTTTTCTTTGAATACTTCGAGAGAATCCTTTATATTAAATCCTTCTGCTTTCTTTTGAAACTCTTGTTTCCATTCTCCAAGTTTTATTTCATACTTTTCTTTATTTTCTCTATCTAATGAATAATTTGCCAGTCTTCTAAATTTCTCTTTCTGTCTTTTGGCATATTGTTGCTTCTGATCATCCTTATAATCATCCTCAACTTTTTTAATCTCTTCCTTTGAAAACTTATCGTCTGGCGGTGTACTGATTCCAGGGAAGTATGTTGTGTGACTGTCTTTGCAGTTTGGATGATAAAGTCCTGCTGCCATTGCAGAACTCATCAATGGATAACTTCCATCCTCACTACTTCCACCACTCCACACATCGTCGATCAGAATCTTTCCAACAAACGGCAGGCACTTTGGGCACGGATTTCCTCGCTTATTCATGATTACAAGATGGCAACCCCATTCTTTACGCTTTTCTCCTTCTCCAGTAAGATAAGCTCTCTTACTTGCTGTTCGGATTGCCATACCTGCGTATTCTTCTATCCTATGCATTGATCCATTCTTGTACTGGATGCATTGGATACCTGCTGCAAGAAAATCCTTTGTTGCCATATCTACAGCTTTTTCATAGGTGCCAACACCACTGTTCGCATATACCTGTGCATTGAATATCGTCTTTCGGTACTGATCATTTGCACGTCTTAGCATCGCTGTCTCTGCATTACCCATATCAGATACAGTTGCATCGATCAGTGCGTTCATCTTGCGATCATTAATCTTGAAGAATGCTCCATCGATATCTCCTGAACCGCCAGATGCCTGCCCGATCGTTTCGAGGATATGTGCTTCCTGGTCAAGGTACCCACGTTTTCGAGATTCGCTAATAATCGCAGGAATGCTTGAATTGATTTCTTCAAATTGGCCGTTATATTTTTTTGCATTTCTCTTGCGGTACTCTTCTAAAGCTCTTAACTGTTCTGCCTGCCACATCCCCCATTCGATACCTTCTTTTGTTTCTTCTGCTCGGTGTCGCTGCATATTACGCATCATCGATGCGATCAGTTCATCTTCTATCCGCTTAAGCGCTTCTTGAATATCGTAATCATTCATCTTTCACCTGTGTTGTAATACACTTTATACCCTTGTCTTTTGAACTCGCGTTTCATCTCTTTGAGTTTTGACATGCTACCACACCTGTCCTTTCTCATCTCGATGATTCCGTTTTTCTCAATCGCATAAATACCAAACGGAACGTGATCACTCATCTGTCTTAGGAACTTTTTTGTCTCCTGTCGGCTCATCCTGTACGAGTGGTTCATTATCATCACTACCATTTACTTCTCCTATCTGAAAATCTCCTGCTGCCGTATTGACTGCCGGATCTTCTACTTCCATGATTCCTTGTTCTGCTTTCAGTCTTGCGACCTCTTGTTTCTTCCATTCATCATCTCTGGAATCTCCATACAACTCATCCACACATGCTTCAACACTCATGACTCCCTGTGATCTTCCTTTTCCAACAGTTTCAACCTGACTCTCGAAAGATGGATTGGCATATTCACCAAACGTTACATCTACCTCGACATCATCATTACTGTTCTGTCCATTTAGTTCACGGTATGCTTTGATACTTACCTTGATCAGACTTTGCAAATCTTCCTGTAATGCACCTACGATCGCATTTCTGCTATAAAGTGTAGCTTTCTCTTTTTCTCTCTGTGCATCTGCGTTATCCAGTTTCTTTACATCAATCCCTAACGTTGACGGACTGATCAGACCTTGCAAACATAAATCCAGTGCTGTTATGTATGCTGATAGATAGCTTTCATGCGGAATCTCTGGTTGCTGCAATACGATCTCATTCTTTGCACCTTCGTGCATGTCGGAATCTGTTTTGATGTATCGATTATCAAACGGATTCACTGGTAATGTCGCTCCTGTTTCTGGATTTCTTGGAATGAAACATTCTGGAATATACTCTTTACTTCGTCCGGATCGCACTGCATCCATCCATTGACTGAACGCTTCATCGAACGCATCGAACGCATCAATTTTACGATCAAAGATACTCTGCCCTCTGCTATCCCATTTTCCAGATTCAAAGAACATAAGCGGTACAGCGAGCATATATTCGCCACGCTGTTTGACTTCTCCATCTTTACCTTCCTGGTATGTTGAGAATGCCAAGTTCTGCAAGTTTCTTGTTTCATCCAGTGCATCAAGCGGTACTTCCTTATCATTGCAGGTCAGTTTATATTTGATATACCCATAGCCGTAATACTCATGCAGGATATATTCTCTTCTTTTGTAGTCATAAACCGTTTTGAACTCAATCTCTGTGATCCTGCCACGATTATTTTTGACATTAAGTCGTTCTCCAGGATAGTACTCAATGATCGGATACTGTGAAAGACTTGTATCAAATGTGACCTTAAAAGCTCCATCTCCGATGTACAGAGTTTCTTTCGTTGCTTTCTCCAGTCGCTTCTTGATCTTGTTCTCTTTCGCGATCTCATCCCAAATATCCTGATCCTGCTTCTTTTTAAAATCAAAATCGTTTAGACTGGCAAGAGTCACACTTGTGAGCATGTCCACGATCAGCGATGGAAGTCCTGTATGAATCTTATTGATCTCCATCCCTGGACTGCACTCCGCCGCCCAGAAACTCTGCCGGCTTGTATTGATAACAAGTTGCCGGTACAGCTGTTCCAGTTCGTTGCTGTCCCCTCTGTACCAGATACGGTTTTTAATTGCATTTGCTTCGTAATCCAATGTTTCAGTTATGTTGATTCTTGAGGGATTCGCCGGCTGTACATTTAACCAACTGCGAATCCCTCCTTTTACTTTTTCCATGATATTATCCACCCATTTCATCTTTGTCTCCTATTTGCATCTTGTATGGCAGCCATGCATACTGACTGGCATTGATCGTATGGTCATTTCTATCCTCTGGTTCATTGTTCTTATCTTCTTTCCAGCTGTAACGCTCAAGTTCTGATATGTGGTTAACGCAATGGTCAAGGACTAAATAGGCATCCTGTTGCAGCCATGAGATTTGCAGCATGATCCTGTCTATGATCGTTGTTTTCTTGTATGCCGGAATGAAATTATGTGCACTGCCATGCAGACGTTTGTGTTTATTTAACTCTGTGATCGTTGCCTGATCAGCAGAATCTATGAATACGTCTCTTGCGAATCCCCATTCTTTACGGTTTGTTTCCAGGAAGTCTACAAAGTTTCGCACCGTATCTGATGGTGCCAGTGGGATTGTCAGATCCGCATTGCTGTAAATCTTCTCATCTACTGTGATCACTCTGCGATCTTCTGTGATGATCTGGTAAATCATAGCAATCGTATCTTCAGACTCAGAAGAGTAAGAAGTATCCAGACCTGCAGTGATGGTTTTTATCTTGATCTTTCCATCTTTTAGCTGTTGCTTTAACCAGGCTTTTGTCTTAACATGACGTTTCCGATCAAAATTAGAAAAGACAAGACCTGTTGCTTTTCCTCTTAGCCCTTCAATCTTGTTCTTCCAGATCTTCGTCCCTTTCGGAGTGTTGGCAATGATCTTGTCTAGTTTTTCTTTTGGTAATCCCAAATTATGAACAAAAGAAAAGAACCAATGGACCCAGTTAGGTTTTGGTTCTTCTTTCAACTCATCTTTTATTTCTTTTGGTGTTTCCTGTTCCCACTCTGGAAGTGGTCTAGAACAATTTATGTATTCTTTGTAGATCGGCAATGCAGGATCATCAGGATTCAATGTTGCCATCAGGTAATCACATCGCATCGCTGATTCTCTTACAAAGTCAATATCTGCTGTATTGATCTCGTCAATATACAGGCATCCATACTGACCACCTAAAGCTTTTTGCCACTTCTGTTTATCTCCGTATCCAAGTACATAAATAACTTTATCGCCTTTGCTTGTGTGGTACAAAAGATGCGGAATCTTATCGTCTTTGGTTCCGTTTCCGTGGTACTCGACTAATTGCCCAAAATCATCAATGATACCAAGATCTTTGTTGATGATGTTCTTTTCTGCAGTACCGGTATCTTTCGCTGCAAGAATATGCAGTTTCTTTTTGGACTCTGCTACCTTAAGCATGAACTTGAAAAGACCTACTGTCGTTTTACCTGCTGCCGTTGTGCCTTCCAGGAACTCTACCGGTGCATCACATCGGATAAATGCTTTGTACTTTTCTGACAGCAACAGGCGTTCATCACTCATTTACCCACCTCGCATCTGATTGATCAGATCATCAAGTTTGGATTTTTCTTCTTCCAGACCAGATACTTCCATGCGGTCTTTGAACATTCCGAGATGTCTTCCTAACAGTTCTAATGCTTTTCCTTTATCATTCAGCTTAATTTCAATACCGTTGCGCCCTTCTTTGATTCCTGCGATCGCTCTTACCATCGTATCGGATAAATCTGCAGTATTTTTTATAATCACTTGTCCATCTCGGACCTCGGCGTAATCTGTAGCTTTTGCAAAGGCGATCGATGCTAATTCATTAAGCACTCGATCTTGTGTGATTTCTGTTCTTTCGCTCCGCTCCTGCATTCGAACACTGATATACTCAGACACATCTTTAATTTTTAGTAATCTACTTGCGGCAGCTGCTGCCGTATCTCCATCCTTCACTCTTGGATATGCAACTCTGTAAGCCCGAGATGCATTCAGATCTATCAGGTATTCATCAGCAAATAGCTTTCTTTTTTCTGTTAATGCCATCTGGGCTCACTCCTTTCTTACGTATTGTTCTCTTTATTTGCTACTCTTTACTGTAAATGGAACAATGGATTCTGGAATATAATTCACTTCATATTTGTACTTATTAACTTTTGCTCCGCCAAGATCTTCGATCACATACATACTGTCTTGATTCATGCCGATGATATGTTTCTTATATGTCCCATCTTCTGTCTCTACAATAAGTTTTACTTTCTTACTGCTGTCTGTTTCTAACGAAAATGCTCCAACTAGTTCAAATTCTACTTTATCTGTTCTTGTATTGATCACTGCAAATCTGCGCAATACATTAAAATTATCTGCTTCCTGTGATACATTGCTAGATACCTTATCTGCTTCTGTGCATGCAGTTAATGTTCCGCCAATAATCGCCAATCCTAACAATGCTACTAGAAATTTCTTTTTCATGTTAATATCTCCTTATTCTACAAACACCCAATCTTCTGCCAATATGTAGTTTTTTTCTTCATTCACACATTACCACCCTCCTTCTTCAGGTACTCGCATAGTCTCTCACATTTCTGAGCATTACTGCATCGAATTATTGTATCCACTTTACAACCAGTCCCTACATATCCTCTGCTCATAACCTGTGTTTCAGGTTTGAACTCTTCACAGTTCTAGCAGTAATCTTCTACTTGTAATCTGATCATATGTTTTCCCTCCTATATTTCAAATGGACCTCCGGGGACTCGAACCCTGGACCGATCGGTTATGAGCCGATTGCTCTGACCTGCTGAGCTAGAGGTCCTTATGCCGGATTGCTCCGGCTTTTATTCTTCTGTGTGGCATGTATTTGTCAGCTTCTTATACACGTCCTCATATAGTTCCTGTTTGTCTCCGTTATACGTGTATTCTGCGTAGATGCCATCACCGCTGATCGTGGTGGATGCAAGGCATTTGTAATTCTGTAAGGTCTTACAAGACCAAACTACAAATACATTACTCAGATCAATGTAAATCTCCGGTCTATTCTTGTGATACCATTCCACTAGTTTCTTCTTGCAAACACTCTGGAAGTGATCCATTCCTGTAATAATCATGTTAATATCTCCTTATTCTGCAAACATCCAATCTTCTGCTAACATATCCGCCTGGCTTGCTAACCATCCCATTTGTACGCCAGACGTGCCGATAAACGCAATTGCTTTATTTCCAATATCGTTGTGATCACAATTAACGATCGTTCCGTTTGCCGCCTTGTATGAAATTCCTGTTGCAAGCTGAATATACTGGTT